TGGAGCTTTTTACCTCTAGTGACGAAGAGGGTGAACCAGCTGAGGTTCCCATGAGTGGTAATTCACTAACTGATGTCATCAGCAATATTGCTACCTCTTATGCCCCCCAACTTTATGTTAGAGCTTTCATAGCAGCAGTTTTTGGGATCATAATGAACTGTTCCCCGAACCCTACGTGGGTTTTGCAGGACATTGGGATGATATCAAAGATCGTCCATGGAGCTGAAATGACTTATGATTACATGACTGATACTTTCATAGCATTAGTGAATGCCATTTCAACTCCGTGGGGGACTAAGATTTTCAGGACGTGTTACACTATGTATCCTGAGGCCTTTGTTATGACTGATAAGCTGAATGAGTTCAACAATAAATTCCTCACGGGTGCTCGCGTTACCAAGATCGATTATGAGAAATTCACTAGTGTTGTGGATGCTGTTAGGGATCTCGATACGAGGATTCCGAAGAGAATGGATCAGCGTGTGTATCAGGAACAGGTCAGGTACTGTCAGAGATTAATTTCTGTATTACAGGAGAAATTTAAAGTACTTGGTGTTTTACTTGGTGGACCAAGGGTGGCCCCTTATGTTACGACTCTTGTTAGTGACCCGGGTTTTGGGAAGTCAGTTCTTAGCAATTCCATGGCTAATGCTTTGGCTCCTATTGTTCTCACTGCTAGTGAGTACACGGAGTTCTTGACTGACCCAAAGAGTGCCAAGGTTGCCATTAATCCTGGTGATGAATACCAAGAGGGCGTTAAGAATGGTCATAAGATTATCATTATTGACGACTTTCTACAGATGCGTAATAAGAGCTTGGACCCAAAAATTTGCCATGGCAATTTCCTCATAGGCCTCGTGAACAACAATGAGCGAGTTGTTAACAAAGCTTTTGGAGATAAGGGAACTGTGTTCTACAGCCCTAACTTATGTATCATCAACTCAAATGTTAAGACACTAAGTCCAGATGAGATGAGTGTGGTGAACGTTAATGCCGTAGGACGAAGAATGGGTGACGTATGGAGTGTTACTATTAAGCCCGAGTACCGCAAGGAACTTGGACCTAACACTTATATGCTCGATACTACTAAGTGTAATGGTTTGGACACCGATCCGTATATTTTTGTCCCCATGTCAATGGTTTGTAATACTCATAATACTGCTGAGCTTGTTCCTGCTGATATTAAGGGTTCTTATGAGTACATGGATTTCATGAGAATCACGGGTGTGAGATATCTGTCTCACATGGT